CACCGTGAACAGCGTTGCGGTTGTGAACGGCGCGGTGACCATTGACAGTGATGACATTGTTGCACCGCACACGGGTGTGAATTACACCGCCGCTAACACGGACACAATCACAACTCACCTTGCGGGCATAGACACAGCGCTTGCGGGTGCGGGCGGTGCGAGTTCAACAGATGACCTGACCAGTGATCACACAGGCGTGAATTACACGGGTGCGCTGAACGCGACATTGACCACACACTTGAGCGGCATTGACACTGAGTTGAACAACCGCGCTGACACCGTGAACAGCGTTGCGGTTGTGAACGGTGCTGTGACCATTGACGGCGGTGACATTGTTGCACCGCACACGGGTGTGAATTACACCGCCGCTAACACTGACAGCGTTGCGGCACACCTTGCGGGCGTTGATCAACAGCTAGGCACGCTTGACGGGCTGATCACAGCACTTGATTCAACAGATGACCTGACCAGTGACCACACGGGTGTGAATTACACCGGCGCATTGAACGCGACCGTGACCACACACTTGAGCGGTATTGACACCGCTCTTGCGGGCAAATTGAGTGATCTCCTTGTTGACGGTTCGCCCCAGTTGGGGGGTGATCTTGACATAAACGGGCGCGACATCATAACCACAAACAACGCTGACCTTGACCTTGCACCGCACGGCACGGGTGCTGTTGCGGTGCTGGGCAACACAACAGGCGGCAACAATCAGGGCGCGCTTCAGTTAAAGTGTGAGCATAACACTCACTATGTTGAACTGAAAAGCCCCGCGCATGCATCATTCACAGGTGCATCATATACTCTCACATTACCCCCTGATGACGGTGACCCTGACCAAGTTTTAAAGACAAACGGCGCGGGTGTACTTGACTGGGCTGACCAAACATCAGCGACAGATGACCTGACCAGTGATCACACAGGCGTGAATTACACGGGTGCATTGAACGCGACCGTGACCACACACTTGAGCGGTATTGACACTGAGTTGAATAACCGCGCTGACACAGTGAACGGCGCGGCGGTTGTGAACGGTGCGGTGACAATTGACAGTGATGACATTGTTGCACCGCACACGGGTGTGAACTACACCGCCGCTAACACTGACACAGTGACCGCGCACCTGAGTGCGATTGACACAGCGCTTGCGGGCGCGGGCGGCGGGGGCGGCGCGTCAGCACCTAGCGTGAACCCGTCAACAATCACAACGTCAGATGTGACATTAGGCGCACCCGCCGCTGGGGTTACTGAGGAAATTTACACAATCAATAATAGCTCAACGGCTATCACAGTAACGTTGCAACCAGCTGCAACAACGGGGTCAGGCTTCAAATACACGTTCAAAGCGCTGGGCTCTGCAAATGTTACGATTGACGCAAATTCTACAGAGACTATTGACGGCGTGCTAACCTTTGTGATCTCACAGACTTATGAAGCCTTGACGGTTGTCTGTGACGGGTCAAACTGGCACATCATTTAAGGATTTAACATGACATATAAACCGACACCAAAAGTGCTTGATATAGAGGTATTCCCGCAAGGGTTTAATTCTATGGCGTGGTCAAACATGTACCGTATGACATATAACCTTGAAGCTGTAGACGCCTCGAATATAGGTCATGTGCGTACACAAAACACTATCGGCGCGTTATATGCTAATAATACTTGGGGGTTGCCAAACGGCACATATAAGTTGACATTTGAGTTTGCTCAAAAGTGGGATGTGACACAGACCAACACTATAAGCAATCTTAAGAACGCTACACTTAGTAAGTTCAGTGGTAATGGTTCTATGTCTGTTTTACATGACCGCACAAAGATTGAGTGTTATGATACAGGGCGCACCGTGTCAACAGGGTATAACATCTTGTATTTCCGCGTTGAACACTATGTGACAATCTCAGGTGTTCCCGCTGGGCAAGTTGGGATTATGCCGCACTACTATGCGTCAAGCTCAATCACAAGCGGTCTATATATGCCAACATTCTCACAATATAAGCGCCGCTTCAGGGCTGAACTTATAGAAGATGTTACAATTTAAGGGGATATTGCTATGAAGATAAGAGCAACAATCGCAACAAATGTGCAATTAAATGACCTTGTAACATATGATCAAGCCTCTAACCAGTGGGTTAAATCTAATACACCTTTAGGGTTATTAGGGGCGGTTATTGGTATTGAGCCTGACACATCAACAGCTATCATTGAGTTCAGCGCTGAAGTGACCGCGCACACATCAACTGTGATTGCATCACACGGCGGGCGGTTGAATGTTGTGAACGGGCGTGTGTACATAGATGATGCGGGTGGGGCACAGCACAGGTTCATATACCCACAAACTGACAATCTTGATATTGACGGCAACATTGCGGCGGGTACACAGGTGCGTGTGCTCATTTAAACTAGCACCGCATAATGAAGCATGATAATCTCTCAAGTACACTTTGAATCACTTGAGGGGGTGTCATGCACAAGCAATACATCTTGCCCGCGCTGGGCGTGCTGTGTGTCATTATCGTTCTGATCTATTCGGTTGAGGCCGCCTTCACGATATTAGGCGGCATTGCGGCTGTGCTGTTTGGTGACAACCAGCGCAAGCGCACTGAGCTTGAGATCAAGACTGACGCGCTCAAGCGTCAAGAGGATGAAGCCGCAAGCGTGCGGTCAGATCTTGAGTCAATCAAGCGACACAATGAAGCGGTTGAAGAACAAATTGCGCGAGATGAAGAGAGTGAGGTTGACCAGTGGTTAGACTCATGATCATGAGCGCACTAGTGTGCGCCGCGCCGTCAACAGGCAACTGGGTGTTAAAGAGCGGTGAAGTTGTTGAAAAGCCTTGCCCGTCATCTTTACAGATGAGTGATAAAGCGCGCTTGCCGCAAGGGTGTGTTGCACATCAGGCGGGTGTGTGGCTATCTCGTCAAACATACACTGACGGTGAAGTTGAGCGGGCACGGTTGCAACACCGCCTTGAGGCGGCACGCGAGCGTGAAGAGATATTGCAACAGCGCATCATCAACCTTGAGGCACAGTTAAGCATGACAACGGTTGCGGGGGTGTGCCCCGCGTGCAACTGCACATCATCAATACTCACATCAACAGTCATTGCAACGGGGGCGTGTGCCGCATGGACACTCTACAACTCACAACGCTAGTCAGCACAGTCACGGTGCTGGGGTTCATTTACACCTATGTCAAAGACCGCTTTGCGCAAGGGCGGGCAATGGGCACGCTTGAACAGCGTGTCACCGCGCTTGAGAATGACAAGCAAGTGCTTGAGACGCTGACACAGACGTTGACAGAAACTCGTATGGCTGTGACTCGCCTTGAAGGTAAGGTTGACACATGGATAAACAAGCATGAGAACTGAGCATATTGACCTGTATGATGACGGTATAGGTTCAGTGTCACTTGTCGATTATATGGGCAATGACAAGCGTGCGATTAATGCGGCGCGGGTCAGCCTGTTGAATGACGAGATTGACGGCTTTGACGCTGAACTTGATGAGAGTGATAAGCGGTTGCTCTCATTCCTAGTGAGAGAACAACACACGTCACCCTTTGAACACAGCACGGTCAGTGTGCGCATCACTTGCCCGCTGTTTGTGAGCAAGCAAATCATGCGTCACCGCACCTTCAGCTTCAATGAGGTGTCACGCCGTTACACAAGCAAGGGGCTTCAGTTTTATGTGCCCACTATATTGCGTCAACAGGCGGTCAAGAATCTTCAGTGCTCAACGGGTGAAGCGGTTGAGGACAACACAGCCGTGCGCGCACTGTATGAACGGCAAGTTAATGTTGCGCTGGTTGCATACAATGAATTGATTGACGCGGGCGTGTGTCGAGAGCAAGCACGCGGTATCTTGCCCCAGTGCCTATACACTGAGTTTTACATGAGCGGCAACTTGCTGAACTGGTTTAAGTTCTTGCGCTTGCGCTTGCACCCGCACGCACAACCTGAAGTGCAAGAGGTTGCGCAAGCTGTTCTTGAGTTGTTGCGTGAATACTTCCCCGTGACAGCCGCGCAATTTATCAATGAAGATTAAACACTTAACACACTGGCTTCAACAAACCGTTGCGTTGTCTCAACTCAGTGAGTGCAAGCGGCGCAAGTTTGGTTGCTTGATCATTGACCCCGCCGTCAACAGTCTCGTCACTGACGGGTATAACGGCGGCGCACGGGGCGGGTCACGGTGTTGCGGCGGTGAAGATACTTGCTTGCGTGAAGTTGAACAGATACCCAGCGGTGAACGGCTTGCACGCGGGTGCAATCACGCTGAAGCAAACGCTGTTGCAAACGCGGCGCGGCGCGGGGTTGCCCTTGAAGGGTGCTGGCTTATGGTCAACGGTGAACCGTGCCTTGCGTGTGCAAAGCTCATACATCAAGCGGGCATTGCTCGCGTGATCTTCATAGGCGGTGTATACTCGACAAGTGAAGGTGTTGAATACTTGCGGCGGTATATACCCGCGCATGATGTTGACCTTGACGATACATCAACACTTGAAGCGGTGTTGCGCCCGCGCTCTTTTAGTGTACACTTGACGGGTGCGTCACCGTTCAACAAATAAGGGTTTGAACAATGGGTATATTCTCAAGATTGTTTGGTAAAAGAGATGACGTGAACACTGATGAAGAGGTGTTCAAAGCGTTGCCCGCGCCCAGCGCAAAACCCGCTGTGCCGCTGAGTCAACAAGTCAGTTCTAGTGATATCGCAAACGCATACATGCTTGAAGGTATGAATGAGGGGGGTGAGACTTCACGCGGGCTTGATTATGATCAACTGTTGTCAATGACTCGCGTGCCGCTCATAGCCGCGATCATTCAAACGCGCATCAATCAGGTTGCAGAGTTTGCAACCCCCAGCCGTGACGGTTTTGAAGTGGGGTTCATGATCCGTTTAAAGGATGAGAACGCAACACCTAGTGATGCAGACCTAGAGACAATTGAGCAACTGTATCAGTTCATACTTGATTGCGGTGACAACCGCATTGCGCAAGAGACAAACTTTGAATCATTCTTGCGCATGCTTGTGCGTGACTCACTCACCTATGATCAAGCGTGCTTTGAGATCATACGCAATCGGGGCGGCGGTGTAGCTGGTTTTATGAACGTAGACAGCCGCACAATTAGGCGCACAAAGATGACCCCCGATGAACGCAAGGCGGGGCGGCGTGACCCTAAGAAACCGCAATTTGTGCAGGTGATAGACAACAAACCGAAAGCTGAATTTATGGCACATGATTTGTGCTTTGGCGTGCGCCGCCCGCGCTCTGATCTGCGGTTTCACGGTTACGGTTTCCCTGAACTTGAAGAGGCGGTTGGGCTGATCACACACTTGTTGAACGCCGATATATACAACGCCGCAAACTTCACAAACGGCATCAGCGTTGCGGGCATCATTGCGGTGAAGAGTAAGATGAACCCGCAACTGTTCAGATCATTCAGGCGTGAGTTCTATCAAATGTTGAGCGGGTCAGCTAACGCAAAGAAAACCCCGCTGGTTCAATTAGACCCTGACAGCAATGAAGATTTGAAGGCGTTGAACCTGAGTGCGAGCAATAAAGATATGGAGTTTCAACAGTGGCAACACTACCTGTTGAAGTGCATATGCGCGCTGTTTCAGATTGACCCGATGGAGTTAGGTTTCAACTTTGGGCAAGAGGGTCAGCGCTCATCACTCAATCAGAACACGGGCACTGAACGTGTGCTGATGAGCAAAGAAAAGGGCTTGCGCCCGATGTTGAGAGCAATTCAACAATGGATCAACCGCTATGTGATTGACCATTTAGATGACCGCTTTGAGCTTGCGTTTATAGGGCTTGACACGTCACCAGCTAAAGACCAACTTGCGTTAAACATTGATAAGGTCAAGACAATCATGACAATCAATGAAGTGCGTGCGCTGTATGATCTCAAGCCGTTGCCTAATGGTGATGTGATCCTTGACCCCACATTTATAAACGCATACGGCGCGGGCGCTGATGCGGGCGCTGATGCGGTCATCACGCCTGAGAATGACGCTAGTCTTGAGTTAGGCACTGACGCTGAAGCTGAACCTGAAGCTGAACCTGAACCTGAAGCTGAACCTGAAGCTGAACCTGAAGCTGAACCTGAAGCTGAACCTGAAGCTGAACCTGAAGCAAACCGCGTTTACACTGTGAGTCTTGATGATGAGTAAGTTGACATTCAGCGATTTAACGAGAGCGGCACAGACTGTGCGCGGTCTACTCGCAAAGGGCGCGGGGCATAAATACATCAAGCGCATACCGGTGAGTATGACAAAGACGGGGCGCGTAAAGTACCGTTATATATACAAAGAAACTCACACAGTACGCGGCAAACATTTGCTTGATGAAGCGCACTTGAAGGTGGGCACAAAACTGATGCTTGAAACCGGTCACGGTAAACAAGTGCATGCTCACATCAGAGCGGTCAACGGTGACAAGGTAACGATTGAGTATGATGACGGTGCGCGCAAGGGTGAGACAAAGACACTGACCAAACAGAAGTTGTTGAGTGAGTTTGATGAGGCGCACGGGCTGGGTCAGAAGATTGATGAGGCACGCAAGCAAGCACAAGAGGACGTTGAAACAGCCCGCCGTTCAAAGGCTTCAGAGAAGGTGATTGCACGGCTTGAAGCACGGGTTGAAAGGTTGCGGCGTGAGATCAAAAGAGACGTGCCCAGCGCACTGCAAAAGAAGATTCTTAAAGATCACAGCGTGACCACTGAGAAAGTTGAGAAACACCGCCAGCGGCTTAACCGCAAGCGGGCGGGTGACTTACGCAACCCAGTTGATATCATGGTCAAACGCATAGACAGCCTGACAAGTGACGGCGTTGATGAGGCGGTCACTAGTTACAACAGTATGCTTGAGCGTGCGGCGGCTGATAATCAAGATGTGCTCACGGCAATTGAGGCTTATCAAGATCTCATCAGCGTGACATTCTCAAACTCTGATGACCTGAATAGCATCATGCAAACACAGGCTGATAATTTAACATATATCCTAGACACTTATGACCTGTCACCTGACATGACGGGCACTGACGCCTTGCGACAATTACCCACGAAACAACACCCCCAGTTTATACAAGATGTTAAGAAACGCACAGGGCATGACGTGCGCAAGCACCCGCAAACACTAAAACAGATAGTTTCATCTTTTCAAAGTGCGGAAACTGTGCGTCAGCAAATGGTTGAGACGCGCATGAATTCAGAAGTTGCACAGCGTGCGCACGCGGCAATACAAGAGCACGTTGAGAAAGCATGTGCTGATTTCAGCTTTAGTGATATGAAGTACAGTGAGGGTGAGTATCACGCGAACCACAAGAGAGATGCACGCAAGCGAACAACTAACCAGCGCGAGATAATGAACGGCAATGCGCCTATGCTTGCGCACGTTGAAGATGTGTTTGAGCGCGCATATCCTGAACGCAAAGCGCACAAGACAAAAGTCAGTGTGACTAATGACACCCGCGCATCTGCTGAAATGGATGACGCAAACAAGTCAACACTATCACTTGTCGCGGTCGATTCAAGAACAGCGGCGCATGAATTAGCACACACTCTTGAGGGTACATTTGATGTGCGTCAGCCGTATCAACAGCGTATTCAAGAGGCCGTAACGCTCACACACTTGACGCGCACAGACACAGCCAGTGAAGTTCTGTATGGTGACCGCAATGAGCAAGCCCTAAGTGACAGTTACACAAGCACATACACAGGCAAGGTGTACAACAACGGCGCAACAGAGCTGGTATCAATGGGCGTTGAAGAGTTCTTTGATCATCGGACACGCGGGTTTGATTACGTTGAGTTTAGGTCAATCCCGCTTGACCCCGTTCAGGTGCAAATGAAGAGAATTACAAACTTTGCACTGAATGACCCTCATCACTATCTTGTCACATACGGAATACTGAAGGGGTACACTAAATGAGTGAAAGTCTTGAGATTCAATGTACTTACAGGGGCAAGAGCGCAAAGGTTGCGCTCACTTGGGATGACACGCCGTTCATGTGTGTTGCCAAGTATGAAGGCGCGGGTGAAGTGCTGGGCGTGTTTGCCCTTATGCTTGAGACGTTCTCAGGCTATCACATACAACCGCCGTCAGTGTTTAATGTTGAGACATACCTGAACACCGCTCAAGCCGCGTCAGCGCGTTTTGAAGGGTTCACCTATACCGTTGACCCTGAGTTCAGCCTGAGTGATTATCTTGACCCCGCTGACAAAGACCCTGAGAAGGTTTACTGATGAGCAAGTCATTTGATGTGCCGCAAGCGGTACGGCGGCAAGCCCAGCGCGGGCTTGACCTGAGAAAAGAGCACGGGCGCGGCGGGCTGTCTACACAGCAAGCAGGTGCGCAAGGTATTGGGTCAGGCGTACAACGCGCCGCTGATCTTGTTGAAGGGCGCGTAACTTACAACACGGTCAAGCGCATGCTTGCGTTCTTTAACCGGCACAAAGCCTACAAAGAGCACCACACAATGAACCCGCCAAGCAACAGCCTGATCAGTTGGTTGTTGTGGGGTGGTGACGCGGGGTATAAGTGGGCACAGCGTGTTGTGCGTGATGAAGAGAAACTTGAAAAGGGATCATTCACCGCGCTTGCGCTGGGTGTGACTGATGAGGCGTTCACAGAAGATGAGCCCGCGCCCGCACCGCCCGCATCTTTTCAAGAGTTAGTGACCCGCGCACAGGTCGCTGAATCGAATAGAGAAGCGGCACAGAGTTTAAGTGAAATCACAGTTGAGCAAGCTGAGAAGATGCACGCTGATGACCCTATGTTTGCGCCGCCTTCATCAAAGCCCTTCATCAAGTCATTGCCTGAAGATGATGATGAAGATGAAGATGATGATGACACGCTTGACGCACCCGCTGTGTTTGCGCCTGATATCAACTTACCCCCCGCCTTGAGAGGGTATGTCAAGAAAGCGTTGAAGCACCGGCGGTTGACGGGGCAAGGCTCAACCGCCGCAAAGCGTGTTGCGCAAGCACTTCAACGCGGGCGCTATGATCAGATTGACGTGAACGTGATTGAGCGCATGCTTGATGGTCTGGGTGATGATGACCCTGCGGCACAGGCTGACGCACGGCTTGCGGGCGGTCACCTCATGCTTGAAGCGTTAAGCCGCGCACAACCTCATGTGCCTGACAAGTACCTTGAAGGCTTGAAGGGTGAAGCGCGGGCAAAGCGCAAGCGTCAGATACAGGCGCGGGTGAAGGGGCGTGATTCATACAAGCCCCTTGAGGGTGACAAAGACGCAAAGACAAAGCCCAGCAGATACAGCAAAACGAGACTTGCCGCCGCCGTGCGTGAAGAGATCAAAGGCAAGGGCAAGGGTGAGTTCTTACGCGCCGCCGCTAAGATAGGCAAAGCCCCGCGCCGCATACTTGAGCAGGTGTATGACAGGGGTTTGAAGGCGTGGGCAACCAGCGGTCACAGAGTAGGTGCGACCGCACAACAGTGGGCAAAGGCGCGGGTATATTCATTCTTGACCGGCGGCAAGACTACAAAGACAGGTGACAAAGACTTGCATGACAAATGGAAGTCAGAATAAGTCACGCCACATCTCACGCAAGGTGTTGTGCGCGTCTCTTATCCCCCAGTCACCTATCACCCCTAAGTATTCAAGAACAGCAAGAAAACATGTGAGCGCATAAAGCGCGGTCAACAGCGCGGGCGGCATGATGTACCGTTTGACGCGGCGCACCCATAGTTGACGCGGTGTCAACGGCGGCGGTTTCAAGAGCTTCACCTTGTCACTTTCTTGAGGTGTCATCAGGCGGCTGGCGTTTGCTGATATTGCATACAACTTGAGCGGTGCTTTGACACCTTTCAAACGCCACAAGCCCACATCACGCATCAACAGTTTGCCGCGCACGCTCGCGGCGTATTCCCCAGCGCGTCTACTCATCAGGGTTTGCCCGCCGCTTGCAACGCTCATCACCCGCGCCGTGATCACTTTGTGTATGCCGTCAACCTCAACAGGCTTTGCACCGCGTGCAACAAAGTGTGCGGCGTTGCTGTGCATGATGATATGCCCGCAATGTATACCCGCCCGTGACCGCAAGTTAATGTGGTGTTCAACAAGCGCGTGATAGGCTGTGATGTATGCGAGCGCTTCCCGCATAGTCTCAAAGATCAACAGCGCGCCGTCAGTCTTGTCAATCTCAAGCCCGTTGTACTTGATCAGCAACCCCCTGAATATGCTGTCATACACACGCATTGCCTGACTTGCGCGCACGTCACCTTGTGACTCAATGAACTTTGTTGAGTCAACAAGGTCAATACACACAAGTATGACAAAGGCGCGTTTCACTTCAGCACTTCAAGCTCTGCTTCAATCTTTGCAAGGCGGGTGTATACTTCACTGGGTGCTATACCTTCATTCAATCGAGTCTCGACACGCGCCAGCCGTTCACTTGACTGTTCATCTCTAGGCTTCAGGTCATTGTTGATCACCCCGAAAACCTCAATACGCCCTTGCCTATTCGCTTCAATGCCGTCTTTGCAGTCTTGCACCTGATGTGTGAGCGCTTGCAACCGCGCTTCAATATGCGTGATCTGTTTGCTAAAACTCCACAACAGCCCGCCCGCCGCAACAATCGCTGGTAATACGTCCATCAACAGTTGACTGATGTTATCCATTGTCACACCTCTCAAGTATCGGTTATACTGATACATTAACCGCGCACGGTAAAAGGTTCAATATGCTCAAGCGTTTCTTTAGTGCTGAGATCATACGCACACCGCAAAGTTCAGAGATGTATTTCACACGTAAGTCAATCAGCGCAATGCTGGGCATGACAGAGAAGGTGATTGAACACCGGTTGAAGCGCTTGAAGTATGAGAGCTTGAAGGGTTTGCGGTATGACGGCAAGTATAAGGGGCGCAAGCATTTCTTTAAGTATGGGCTTGATGCGGTGCTGGCGCTCATCTTCACCTTGCCCGCCGATGATGAACGGCGGGTTGAGCGTCACGCAATGATTATTGACTTTATCACGTCACACATCAGCAACTTGTGTCTTGATGAGTTCACCAGCCTGAAGGGGTACAACTTGCCGATTGATTGCCGCCGCGCAATACTAGCGCACGTGTGTGGAGTTGAACACTATACTGACATAGTTGCCGCACGCTTTGACCCTGATGCGCCGTACAAGGGTTCAATGTTGCGCAACCTACATTGCACACCTGAGTTGCTTAGTCAGCCTGAAGTGTATGTGACCCGTGCGGAAGTCACACGGGTCAAAGCGGTTGACCTTGCGGTGCATCTTCTCACATCACACCTTGTTGACACCCCCGCGTCAGTCTTACTTGCTCAGTTAGGAATAGACACCGCACGGGGCGCTGACTATACTGAGCAAGAAAAGATTAACGTCATAGCGCACATACGCGGCGCTGTGTTATAATATGTGATTGAGGAGTGATCTATATGACTGACGTATCAAAAGCATTGCCGCCCGTTGAACTGTTCTCAACATGGTTGCCCGTTGACGTGAGCAAGAGTGAGAGTGTTGAGAATAAAACCCGTATCGGCGGCATTATCTCAACTGACACCGTTGACCAGCAAGGTGACACGCTCTTACAAGAGGGGATGGACTTCACTTACTTCATTGATAAGGGCTGGTTCAACTATGAGCACAAGCAAGGGGCTGATAACATCTTAGGCGCACCCACAAAAGTTGAGCCCGTGATGATTGACGGCAAGCGCGCAACCCGCGTTGAAGGGTACTTGCTGAATGACGCGCCGCGAGCAAAAGAGATCATTGACATTGCCCGCGCAATTGAGCGTGCTGACTTGCCGCGCACTATCGGGTTCAGTGTTGAAGGGCAAGTGATTGAGCGTGACAAGGTGAACCCTAAGATCATCACCCGCTCACGCATCTTGAATGTTGCGATCACGTCAGCGCCGGTCAACCCTGATGCGCGGCTTGAAGTGCTGGCGCGCTCACTCATGAGCGCCCCTTCAAAGGCTGACGTTGCGGCGGCAATCTATGCGGCATACCCTGAACTTGCTGACGGTGAAATCATGACTGAACTTCACAAGTTGATGAATAAGGGTGAAGTTGGGTATGCGACACCCGCACAACCTGATGCGGGCGCTGGTCTGTCAGCGCTTGTTGAAGAGAGTCTTGATGAGAAGGTGTCAGTGCAACAAGCCCCGTCACTTGAAGATGTGCTCTTTGAGAAGATGCGCATTGAGATGAGTCAAATGATGAGTGAGCGCATGACCAACCTTCAAGCGGCAATGCGGGGTGAGCAGAAGGCAATGCCTAACATATCGGCACGCCAGCTGACTGAAGTTATGTGCAGAGTGTTTCCGCATCTCTCACAAGGGCAAGCGCGCACGCTCGCAACAAATCTTGTATCTTCAGCTAAAACATCTTATAATCACTAAACTAACCTGACCTTATAGGAGTGACAACAATGAGTGATCAAGTCACCGTTGAACAGCCTGTTGACGTTGCCGCTGATGAGCACGTTGACATTAATCGCCTTGAAGAGTTGCTTGTTGACCTCAACAAGTCAATGAACGCCGTTGACCCGTCAGTTGAGATTATCAGCAAGGGCGCTGACGCAATTGTTGAGCAAAACCGCGCACTTGTTGAGGCGGTTGAGAAGTCAATTGACGAGATGAGCAAGAAGATTGACGCGCTTGCTGAGAAGGTGAACGCGCTTGACGGACTCAACGCCCGCGTTGAAAAGGGGTTCAGTGACCTTGCCGCACAGCCATTGCCCAGCAAGGCTGTGATGAGTGAAGCTGAGATTGCACCCGCTGACGCACAGCCTGTTGAAGCACCTGTGTCAAAGGCTGACGTGCTCTCAAAGGCACTCACTGCAATGAGCAACACAACTGACCCTTCACGCCTTGCACAGTTACGCAAGGGTGTTGCCCAGCTTGAATCAAACTTTAACCCCGCACAGGTTGCGGCTGATCTGTCACTTTAAGAGAAGGTACAATTATGCTTCCACAGAATAATCAAATGGTCAACCCAAGTGACCTTGTTGAGTTGAATGAAGCACTGCGCAAGAGCGCGGGGCTTATCGGTCACCAAACACCCGCCGTACCTGACGCGCAAGCTGGTCTTTCACCGCTTGTGCCTCAGTCAATTGAGGGTATGCTTTCAGTTGCAACGCACACTATGAATGAGATTGCGCTTTGGCGTAACATCCCAAAGACCAGCGTTGCAAACAGTCTGCATGAATACGTTGTTGTTGAGGAGCACGGGCTTGACCTTGACCCCTTCATTGCTGAAGGCGGCGGCGGCACTGAGTTTGCAACCGGTTCAGCGTCATATGACCGCAAGTCAGTCAAGGTCAAGTATATGGCTGAACGCCGTCAGATCAGTGACGTTGCTTCTATGGTCGGTCTTATCGGTGACAACCGCACAGCAATGGCTGAAGAGACAGAGCGCGGCACACTCTCACTCATGCGTAAGGTTGAGTCACAACTTTGGCACGGTGACGAGTCACTGAACAATGAAGGTTTTGACGGCATCATTAAACAGATCAGTGACAGCGGTTCAAATCTCGATTTGAACGGGTCAGTGCCTACACCGCTCTTGCTTCAAGAGATCTTAGGTGAAGTTTATGCATCACCTAACTATGGCCGCCCTGACACAATTTATGTTGAGCCCCGCATCCATGCAGAGCTTATCAGACAGAGTGTAGAGAACGGGCGTCATGACATGTTCACCCGTGACCCCGCACAGGGCGTGACCTTTGGTCAAGAGAACATCTTCATTACCGCGCCTTATGGCAAGGTTCAGGTTGTTGCCGCGCCGTTCCTCCACACCGCAAGCCTTGCGCCAGCGGGTGCAATCGGTTCACAGTCAACTGAGGCGGGTTATGTCGCACCAGCCTTTGCAACCGCACCTAATGCCGCATCAAATATGGCGGCGGGCTCATACTTCTACAAGGTTGTTGCAGTGGGCAAGAGCGGTGCGCTTGCGCCCGTCACCTCTGCAATTCAGAACGTGGGTGCGGGTGATGCTGTCACAATCACGCTTGATGCTGATGTGAACATCAACTATTACCGCATCTATCGAAGCGAGCGCAACGGCACTTCTGACACTTGCCGCATGATTGCACGCATTGCGGGTGACGGCACAGACTATGTTGACCTTGGTCAAGATAGTTACAACACAAGCAACATTGTCTTTGCACAGCACACCCCTGACGCAATGCAGTTTGTGCGCTTGCTTGATCTTATTCGCCGCCCCCTTGCAGAGACTTCAACCATCAGGCCTTTCTTGCTTATGCTCTTTGGGTCACCTGTTGTGAAACTCCCCCGCAAGATGTTTGTGCTTGAGCAAGCGGGCTTCAGTTCAACAAGCGGAATCAGCGCTAACTATCTCAACGCTGACTTCTAAGATAGAGAGGCAACCTAATGTGGTATTATAGAAGGCGTTTAAGCGTTCACCCGATTGAAAGCAACGTGACCTTTGACGGTCAGCGTCTCAAGATTGCCGCAAACGGTTGTGTGCTCACACCTGTTGATGATGCGCTTGCACTGAAGATGAGGCGTGCGCCGCACGTCTTTATGTTCAAGCCCGCCGCGCCGATTGACGCACCCGCACCGCTTGCTGAACCTGTGCAAGCAGATGAGCCAGCGCCAGCGGTTGAGGCTGAAAAGGTTGAAACTTCAAGCGCAAATGATGATAATGTCAAGACTAAGCGCACGCGCAAGCGCCGCAAAGTTCAGGGGTGATTGACCGCCCCGTGTGAAGGGGGCTTCAATGGCTAGAACTATCTTTGATATCATCACGGTTGAGTCACTAAAGAGAACAACCATTGCGGGCGTTGACCTGACGTTTGATGACGGCACACCGTACCCTGATGAATTGTTTGAAACTACAATTCAACAGGCGGTTGCTATGATAGAAGCTGACTTAGGTGTTGTGCTTGATGACTTCACAGTCAAGGGTGAGCGTCATGACGTTGACCTGATTGACCGTCACTCACATTACCTCATGAGCGTTGACCAGCGCCCGCTTAAAAGCATTGAAGCGCTACAGATACGCATAGGCAACAGCAACGCCGTTGCTGACTTACCTGTGAGCTTTGCAACCGTTGCGTCACATATGCAGGGTCAGTTCAACCTGATACCTGACAGCACCCTTGCGGCAAGTCTACGCTTCAGTTCAGGTGTGCCGTTTCTTGTGGGTGACGTGTTCTCACCGTACTCTAAGTTCCCGTTATACTTCAGCATTGATTATACAGCGGGGCACACTTTTGATGAAGGGTCAGCCGTGATTGCACAGGGCACTGACACAGTTGAAGTGCCGCTGAACGTCACGTTTAATCACAGGTACTATGCTGACTTGACCGTCACTGACGCACAGGGCGGCGCGGGGTTGCGTGTCATCTCAACCAGCCCTGACAGCATGACCGTGCAAGCGCGCACCGCGCCTTCAACGGGTGATCTCACCCTCAGTTGGTCAGCACATGACGTTGACCCGTTACTTGTGCGCGCCGTTCAGTTGATTGCCGCAATGTTGCCGCTTGATATCGCGGGTGACCTGATACTGGGCGCGGGTATCGCAACAACATCAATCGGCATTGACGGGTTATCACAAGCAATTGGGTCAACATCATCAGCGACAAACGCGGGTTACGGTGCGCGGCTTGTGAACTTCAACCGTGAATTGAAAGCTGTGCTCAAGACCTTGCGCGCTAAGTATCGCAAGGTGAACTTCTACGCACGTTAAGGGGTCACCTCATGTTGTTACCATTGCCTGAACGTTCCTTAACAAAGGGGCGCGCTGACTTTAGAGATGATCACTTTAGCAAGTTGATTGCTCAAAAGGGCTTATACTTGCGCTGGTCACAGTCAGCCCCGTGCCCTTGCTCAAGCCGCACAAATGAGTTGAACCTTGACCTTGACTATGTGGGTGCGGGTGACACCTCGATTGATACACAGTACAACCCCGCATGCCCTGTGTGTGCGGGCAACGGCACAATATACCATTCACCGCAAACGATTCAGGGCGTTGTCACCAGCGCTGAAGGTGATTACCTAAATGCGCGCTTTGGCGGTTACCGTGACGGCGTTGTCAACATCACGCTTGAGCCTGAACACTTGCCGTCTTTCGGTGACAAGTTTGAAGTGCTTGACAGCGTGATGCTGTATCAAGAGAGCGTTGACGATAACGGTCTAAACACGCTTGCGCTACGTTTCCCGATTGCGCCGCGCACAATGACCCTTGCAACGGGTGACGTGACGGCGGGCGTGATGTATGCCACATATTCAAACAGCGCAACGCGGCAAGCGTCAGGCGTTGAACTTGTTGAGGGTGTTGACTTCAACATTGTTGACGGCGCGGTGAACTGGGTGAACAAACCAGCGGGCGCGGGCAAGTTCAGCTTCAGCTATTTCATGCACCCAACATATACATGTATTGGCTTTGCAAACAGCATGCGTGACACGCACATCAGGCGCAAGTCACTGGCTGACCGCACGGTTGCGTTGCCTGTGCGCGTGCAATGCAAGCTTGAGTTCTTAGGTGATGACTCATGATTGATCTCTATTTGATTCACATCATAGGCAACGCGGTGCGGTACTACAGAAGTGACCGCACGCTATTTGACCCGCTCTTGCCACACGTCAGCGCCGCAATGCGTGACCGTATGTGGGCAACCCTTCAAACAGTCAACGTGTCATTTGACGCGGCGTATAATGCCCGCACCGCAAAGCGGTTGCCGCTGATCACGGTTGAGAGTTCAGAGCAATACTTTGATGAGCAGGGGCTTGCACAGATTGCAAGTGAACACGTTGATGATGACGGGCAATTGATCAGGCTCAACCATGTGTTCACCTCACAAGAGGCGGTTGTAAACATCTACGCTGACACGCTTGAGACTGTGCGCTTGCTCGCGTTAATCGTTCAGGCGGGCATGCTCACGTTTCATGACGTGTTGGTCAAGGCGGCGTTTCAGAACGTTGTGTACATCGGCGCAACATCACTTGTGCCTGACCCGTCATTCACGGGTGAAGATCTGTCAACATATGGGCGGCAAATGCGCTATGCCGCGCTTCACTTGCTAGAGTTACCAGCGCGGGTCAACATTGATGACCCTGACGCGCTTGACCCGTTGTTCAACATTCAAGTGCAACATGAGAGTCAAACCGCGCAAGGTAGTACAATAAGCGGCGGTGTTAGTGTATAATATATAAACTAAACTCAACCCTTGTCATGACTTTGGAGTTTAAACAATGCCTACTAGCATATTCTTTAACGGGCAACGGCGCTTTAGACCGTCAGTGTATGCCCGCGTGATTAACAACCTGACTGAGCAAGCCGCGCCGTCAACAGGCAACCTTGCGCTTGTGGGTGACTTCCCTCAACTCAAGCAAGCAACGCCAGTGCGCTTCACAAACAGCCTTGACCTTGCAGACTACATGCGCGGCACAAACGGTGACATTGACACCGCCGCCGCGCTCATGTTCAAGCCGCTTGAAGGTGACGGCACGATTGACAGCCTGACGCTTGTGAGCGCAAACGAGTCAACGCAAGCCAGCACAACAAACGGCGGTGTCAAGGTCAAGTCACGCTTGTGGGGTGTTGACGGCAACCGCATCAAGGTCAAGATTGCGAGCAACGCAAGTGACGCATCACTGTTTGATCTTGAGGTCATTGAGGGTGTGACCAGCCGTGAAAAGGTTGAAGCGCTGGGTGACGGTGCGGTTGCGTCAATTGAGTATGTGTCAGCACAAGCAAATGAGACGCTCTCACGCATGAGTCTTGAGGTTGATGCAACTGACTTTAACATTGAAGCGGGGCTGTCATATCTTGAAGCCGCTGTGCAAGGCGGGGGTGATTTACTTGTAGGTGACACCCCTTGCAACAGCAACGTCACCTTGACCGTTGTTGACGCACAGAACACACAAAGTACAATCAACCTAAGCGGTTTAGGGCTTAACGGTGTTGTCACTAGTGAGTCAATCACAATACCCGCAAACGCACAGGCGGGTGACACGTTTGTGTCAAACCGCGCTTACTGTTAAGTCACTGGGTGACGAGTTGTCAGGCGCGTTCACAATCACAACGCCCGCCGCAACGCTCGCGGGTAGTGATCTCGACGCAATGGCTAGTGCAACAATCTTTGACACCGCACGCTCATTCACGGCTGACGCAATCACAATCATTGACTGGTTTAACGGGTCAGCGTTTGTTGAGGCTGAACGGGTCAGCAACACTGTTGTCACCCCCGCCGCAAATGCCGTGCGTATGCTGGGCGGGTCAAAAGATGCGGTCATTTCAAGTGATGACTGGCAAGCGGCGCTTGACTCAATCAAGCGCGTTGACATTAACATTGTTGTGCCGTTCAATGACACACTTGCGGTTGCACAGCTTGCCGCACAGCATGCGATTGACGCGGCACAAGACGCCGGTTATGAGCGTAATGTGTGGGTGGGCACAACCAGCGCACAGACTGTTCAACAGGCTTATGCGGGCTGGTCAAAGCAACTCAATGACCGCAATGTTGCTGTCACACCTCAGTCAATCATTGTTGACGGCAAGACGCTTGACCCGCGCTTCACCGCGTGCTTGCTCGCGGGTATTCAGGGTGCAACATCAATTAGTGAGCCGATGACACGCAAGCGCCCTACTGACGCGGTGACGGGTACGGTTGAGAACTTCAACCGTGAAGATGACGCCAGCCTTGCAATCAGGCGTGGGCTTGTGATCTTTGCTGACCCGTCATCAACGGGCTTGCGCGTTGAACGCTCTGTGACAACGTGGCTTAAAGATGACAACCCTGTTTATTCTGAGGTGAGCGCAAATGAGTCTGTTAACCAGTCAATCAGGCTGTTGCGCGCTGACCTGAATGCACAAGTAGGCACAAAGGTCACAGAAGCACGCCGCACTGTTGTTGAAAAGGTTGCTGAGAAGTCACTTGCTGAACAGAAGCGCAACGGAATCATTAAAGATTTCAGAGACTTAACTGTCACGCTTGAAGGTGACATTGCAAATGTCATTTACAGCCTTGCGGCGGTTGAGCCTTTGAACTTCATCACAGTCACCGCAAACATTGTGCGCTAAAGGGTTGAACAATGGCACTTAATAACATCAGATCAATCAACGGCGCAAACGCGCTTGTGAAGGTAGGAAACAAAACGCTGGGGTATGCAACCGGCGTGACCGTCAATGAGGTTTATGGGCTTCAGCGTATTGACGTGCTAGGTGAGATTGACAGCCGTGACATTGAACCTATCGGGCGCGTTGTCAATGTTCAGGTTTCATTTATCCGTATGACCCCGAACCCCGCGAGCGGTTCACAAGACGGCAACAGGGGCGGCGGGTCAGCACAGCGCGGGCTTGTGCCGCACGCAAAGAGCGAAGATGACAACCGCGAGAATACAGAGATTGTGACAAGTTTCTTTGAAGATGGATTTGATCTCGATATCTTAGACAGCGGCAACTTTGACGGTAATAGTGAACCAGTCTTACGTTATACCATTGTTGGTTGCCGCCCCTCATCACAGAGCTTTGCTATCACACGCGGCACGCTTATGGGCGTGAACGTGACCTGTGAAGCGTTGCGCATTGTTGAGAAGGACTTTAGAGACACACACGCTTGATAATCTGTTGTCACCGCTATAGTATCAGGGGCAACCCTTAAACTATTGGAGTGACAACACATGAGCAAACGCACAGTCAACTTGCGACAAATGAAAGCTGACGCTGAAGCGGCGGCCACAAGCCCCGCTGAAGTGACGGCTGACCGCACACCTGTTGTGCCGCGTCAACTGGCAATCTCAGTGACGTATGACGCGCCTGACGGCAACACATACACAGATGACCTTCAGTCTGTGATTCTCAACAGTGACGGGCGCATGACTAAAACTCGTTTGATGAACTCACTGACGCAAGGCATGATTGCCGCAAGCCTACCTGAAGGTGAGCAACTGAGAATTGAAGCGCTTGCGCGTCTCGTCACACAACTTGATGACGCACCTGAATGGGTGATGACGTGGGCTGGTGAAGATCTTGAATTGTTGAGCGTGATCAATGAAGCGCTAGTGAAGCATGAGAATGCCTACTTTCGCGGCAACACTAGAAAGGGTGAAGGCGGTGCGCTCAAGCCCCGCATTTCAATTGATTGCCCCGCACTTGATCAAGCAAGGGTTGCCGCACCCTGATGACCCGCTTGCACCTGAGAACGCGGAATACGCGCTGATATGTCTTGATGATGAAGGGTGGAATACAGTTCTTAGAACCGCTATAAGTGAAGGTAACTACAAACAATCAACAGGCGTGAAGGTCTTTGATGATCTTGAGCGCGCCTTTGAACAGGGGGCTGACTTTGATGAACTCATCAGCAAGCGGTTCAAGTGACCCTTCAACATTCAGCGGCGCTGAAACACCACCGCCGGCGGCGCAAGCCTTTGTGCCAGCGGGCGGTGCTCAAACATTCACACCCGCATCAGCGACCAACACAGCGCAACCAGCTGTGAGCAACACAGGTGCGCAAACATTTGCGCCGCCCGCTGATGCACCCGCGCCCGCGTTCAACGCAACACCCGCAACTGATGTTGCACCGATTGCGGGCGCTGACAGTCAACTTGAGAGCGCCGCCGATAAGTTGACACAGGCGGCGGCGGCGCTGACTGAAGCCGCAAACACTGTGAGCGGTGACGCGGGCGGTGTTGCGCAACCTGAACCGGCTGTTGAGCCTGACAATCAGTTCACACCCCCGCCCGCACCTGAAGCGGCGGCTGAACCTATGTCACCCGCCGCGCCCGCAATGCAACCTGAAGCGGCGGCTGAACCTGACAATCAGTTCACGCCAGCACCCCCGCCTGAATCGGCGGCTGAACCTATGTCACCCAACATACCTGATGACTGGCGGCAAGATGCGCAAGGGCGCTGGCGTGACTCACGCGGGCGCTTTGTGCCTACTGACATGATGCGGCAAGCGGGGCTTGAACCGCCAGCGGGCGGCGGCGGCGGCGGCGGCGGCGGCGGCGGCGGTGGTATGGGCTTGCGTCAACGTCTTGCGCTTGCGCGCCGTCATCCTCTAGGGCGCGCAATGATCGCGGCGGGTCGGTTTGCGTTCACACAGGCGGGTTCAACATCTATCAATCAAGCCCTTCAGGGGTTGCCCGCTGGCGGGATGATTGCGGGCGCACTCAGCAAACTTGAAGAGATAGGCATGCGGGGTGCTGAATTTGAACTTGCGGCGCTTCAATCGGGCATGACTCGCGGTATGGGTCAGGGCACAGGGTACGCCACACAGAACGCAAGTTATCATTCAATCAGGTCACTCTCTTCAACACTAGGCATACCGCCCAGCGCCGCCGCAAGTATGTTGCGTGATGTGGGCACAGGCACACAAGGTGAATTGACCGTTGCTGATATTGCGGGCTTGACCGTGCGCGGGTTTGATGCGTCAGCGGTCAGTGCAATAGGCGGGCAACTACAAGCGGCGGGTGTAGGGGGTGCGGGCACGGTCTTGCAAACAATGGGCATTGCCCGCGCACGCGGTTTAAGCAACATAGGTGTGATGAGTTTTGCACAGGCAACGGCGGGCTTTGCAACGGCGCGGCGGCAAGCTGGTCTTGATATCACTGACGCGAGTATGACAGCGCGGCGCGCACGTTCAATGATCTTGCGTGATGATGAGCGCCCTTCACTTGAAGCGAACATTGCAACACTGGGGCGCTTTCAATCAGTGGCTGTGAACGCCTCAAAGGGCTTGAGCGGGTTCATGTCAGGTATGGCTGAACAGATGTTACAGGCGTATGCCTTTGAGCAAGCGGGCGGTGACGTTTTCAGAGCAACCGCAATGCTTGAAGATATGAGCGCTGACCCCGTTGCAATGCGTGAAGCAATGCTTGCGTCAGGCGCAACTGATGAAGATGTTGACCGCGCATTGTTAGGCACAGGGCAATTGACCACAACCGATATCAGGCGCGGGCGGCAAGCGCGGCGCGGCGCACCGGCGGTGCGCATGCGCACACGGGTTGCGGGCACAGAACGTGCGCTTGCCGCTTCACGGGCGGTTGCTGAAAAGGGTCAACGTGATCTTGAGCAACTGTACGGCGCTGAAGGCGGCGGTGAAAGCGTTGTGTCTCGATTCAACACCCTGTTAAAAGCACAGTCACGCTATCAAACTGAGGTGCTTAAGAAGATGCCTAACTCCTCACAAATCAACAAGATTGTTGACCGGCTGGTTGCTATACTTGACGCAACCGATTTCATCAAAGAGCTTGCAATTAAATTGTACGGCGGCGGCACGCCCGCGAGCACTAAGCGCGGCACAGGTGTCACAAATATTCAACTGGGCAATTCACCTAATACCCGCGTTAGGGTGAGAGGCGGCACAAGGTTTTGAGATACACACAGCCCCTTCAAAGTATCGAGGTGATGTTATACCCGCACGGCGTGTTGCGTGAACCCCGTGAAGATACCAGCCCGCGCACACCTGACCGTCATGCTGAAGGTGTGAACGTGCGCACACAGGCGCAACCGCTGGTTGTGCGTAAGCTGTCAGAAATATATCAAACTGACCCGTTACGTTTTGATGACGCAAACCGTTCAACAAGTGAGGGGTTTAGCGTGCTAGACTTGTCAGCGTATTGCACAAGCGTCACTTTTAGTGAGTCACTGTCAGGCGCATACGGCGGTGCAACGCTCACACTTGAGTTGCCCTTTGCTGATGCATTGAAGCTTTTAGGCGGTACGGTTGCGGGCACGGCTCGACACTTGCGCCGCGATAACCCCGCATTAACATTGCGCAATTTATGCACGGGTGGCTGGCTTGTGATCAAACAAGCAACAGCGGGTGGTGATCTTATTGGGCGTTTCTTTGGTCAGGTCACGCGCATTGATAACCGCTTACAATACCTTGAGAGCGGCGCACCGTTGCGCGTTGTGAACATGGTTGTTGACAACTTTTATGCGGGGTTCATGCGCAACCAACTGAAGCAAACAATGAGCCGTGATGACAGCATCAGTGAGCTTGAGCCCAGCGCGGTGTTTCAAACAAGTGATTATACACAAGGTTTCTTAAGCGCAATACAACAGAGCTTTAAGGCGCAAGCGCCCGCTGAAACACTGAGCAAGGTTGTGTTTGCGCTGGGCGGTCACAAGTTACCCGCATCACTCACACGCTTTGCAGATCAGCCGCTGGGTGCATATATACAAGTGTGTGACGGGTCACTTGAGGAGATGCGCAAGTATGGTTTAAAGGGCGCTGACGTTGACGTGATCAAAGGTAAGATCATGACCTTGTATCAGGGCGCGTTCAGTAACAACATCACACATCATGAGACGATACAACAGATGTTCAACGCCGCGCCGCAACTCATAGAATACTTTGCAACGCTTGTGCCGCTCACCCCGCGTGAGCTTGCACAGGTGAGCAAGAGCAAGGTGTACAAACGGCTGGGCGGTGTGCCCGTGATCATTTACAGATACAAACCGGTTTACCCTTATGCGCCGCCCAGCGCGGCGGGCTTCAACAAACTCACGCGCTTCAAATACGGTGTTGACCGTGTGGTCAGTTCACGCACAGACTGTGAAGAGTTCTTTGGTGATATGCCGCCGCAAGACTTTGGTGAGGGTCAGTCATATCTGATTGATGATAAGTACATCACGGCGCTTGAGTATGAGGTGAATGAAGATGACCGCATCAACTACACCTTTGTTGAAGGGGCGTTTAGCAACGCGCAAGGGCACGCGCTCAACTATGTGCGCAACAACGCATCACCAGCGCTCAACAAAGTTGACGTGAACAGGCACGGCTTGCGAGCAATGTCAATGCACACACCCTTTGTGTCAGTTGCAAGTGACCCTGATGAGATTAAGGCGTTCAACATGCGCGCACCTAACGCACTAGCTGAACGGCTGTTTCACAACACGGCGGCGGGGCATAACTTTGCAACGGGCACATTCACGGTTGAACATGACATTGCAGAGAATCACCTTAAGAACACCCGTGAAAGTCTCCTGTGCGCACCGTCAGGCAACTGGGTGACGTTCAACTTGCACATCAGTGAGAGTGATGATGTGAAGTTCACTTGCTACGTTGACACAGTACAGACGAACATAACCGCTGACGCAACAGGCATTGTGATGAGCATAACACAATACAGCTTCACACGCGGGCACATAGGTGTGCAAGCACCTGAGTTTGATCTGAGCAAGTATCAGGCTGAAGAGTTGAGCACACTTGTGCCTAATGAAGATGTGAGTGATGAATGATTTACACAGGGCAAATCACTGAGGTTGACAAAGTTCTTGACGGGTCACCCGTCATGACCGTTGTGAGCGCGGCGGGCGTTGTCATGTTCCCGTGTTACATGCTGAGTGCGGCGGGCGGGTATCAGGCGGCGTTCAGCACACCGCCCTTGCGCAAGGGCGCGGCTGTTGTGCTTGTGCGCCCTGATGACAACGCGCCGTTTTATGTGCTGGGCGGTGTGCCCGCGCCCGCTGATCAGGCGGCGGTGCAACTTGAAGGGGCAACCGCTGGTGCGGCGGCTGACTATCGGGGGCACGCGATTGATGAAACCGTCATGCGCAACACTAACAGTACACTCACACTATCACCTAGAAACAACGCGGTGTTGAACGCGCCTTCAATCAGGTTACAACTTCAGGGCGGCGGCTTGCGGGTGAGTCAACAGGGTGCGGCAACAAACGGTGTGCTGAACGCGCAACCCTTCATTGACACGTTGTTCACATATCTAGGTGAGATCACAGAGCGCCTGACCGTGATTGAACGCGCTGTCACCGCGTTAAACAACACGCTATCAAGTCAACTCGTCACTGAAGCCGCTGAGATCACGGCGCGCATCACGGCGGGCACAGCAACCCCTGATGACATTGAACGGCTGGCTGAAATCAACCAACTTCAGATTGACGTTGTGACTATACAAGCCCCTGTAACAGCCTCAAATGTTGTGCAATCACAGGCTGAAGAGAGTATAAATGAACACATCAACATACCGTGATGAGGGGGTGAGCAATGCTTTATAAAGGCACAGGCGGCAACACCGTATTCAGCACAAGCACAACAGAACGCATACCCGTTCATGTGCCCATATCATATTATCTGTCAATCAGTGACGGCGGCACGGTGCGTGACTCAATTACCCTACCTAATGAACCTGAACAGGTGGCGTATCAGTTCACAAGTGAGCATGACATTGTGTATACAATCACGGGTGATAAGATTCACCGCCGCGCTGTTGACCGTCATGTATCTATCACGATTAGCGGGCGTTCAGGGTACGCAAATAAATACCACTGGCGCATGCGGCGCGGGGCTGACTCGCTTGACCCGCAAGAGATATTCTCAGAGTTCAATGACTTTCTGTTCAATGACCACAAGCTGAACACGGGCAAGGTCAACCAAAGACAACGCGAGTCAGCCGCGCCCAGTCTGAGCAAGTCTATGACCTTCACGGACTTGCAGACGGGTGTGCGCTTTTATGATTGTGTGCCTACTTCATTCACTTATGCCCGCTCTATCGAGTCAACGCGGTTTGGGTATGAATGGACACTTGAACTTATGGCTTATAAAGAGTCAGAGTTCATCACTGATCAGGGCGTGATTGCGGCGTTCTTAGAAGCGCTCACAGATTACATCAACAGCGCAACATCTGTTCTTGATAGATGCACCGCTGTCATACAGGGTGCAAAGGCGTATGTGCTTGCGCCGATACGTGCAACATTAGGTGCAATCAATCGCGTCATCAGCGCCGCACGGCGGCTTGCTGAATCACTACCTGACGCGGTGTCAAGTATCAGGGGTGTGTTCACCGCAATAAGAGATGAGATCAGTAACATCTTCAACGGCGTTGTTGCGAGCGTTGACGCAATCAAGTCTGTTGCTGATGATGACCTGTTTAGCGGGCGCTATTGGTCTGAAGTGTGGGGTGACTGGGCTGACGGTCAGGCAATGATTGACGTGTTCACAAAAGGTGAGTTGCCGCCCGCAAATGACACCGCCGCAAGCCCTGTGCTTCAAGAGGTCAGTAACGCGCTTCAAGAGTTAGGGTATGACGTTGCACGGGCGCTGGGGTATTTTGGGCGCATAGCGTACACTGACACCTTGCCCGCTGGTTCAGGCGGCTCATTCTTAGATAAAGAAAACGCCTTTAGGTTGCTTGCGGGTGAAGATCAAGCGTCACTGATTGTGAATGACACTGACCGTGACGCTGATCAATTCACAGTGTACGTGCTGAAGGCGGGTGAGAACCTGTATGACGTTGCGGTCAGGGTATACAATGACGTGAGCTTGTGGGGTGAGATTGCCCGCGCAAACGGCTGGCTTGACGCGCACACAGATGAAGCGGGCAACATTGCCCGTGCGGGTCAACGTGTGCTTGTGCCTGTGCTTGACGGCGCGGCGTTGCTCACCTTGTCACCACAACTTGTTGCGGGGCAATCACCCTTGCTCACTGATCTGCTACTTGATGACGGTGACTTGAGTCTGTCACGCGGGCTGAATGACGTGCGGCTTGTGACTGGCGCTGACAACTTCACGCAAGCGGTTATCAACCGATTATCAACACAGCGCGGTGAACTTCCGCTCACCCTCAACTATGGGTTAACTGATCAAATAGGCGCACAGAACACCGTCAAGCGCCCTGAACAGATTGCGCTTGATGTGATTGAACAGGTGCTCACTGATGAGCGCGTGTTAACCGTCAGTGACGTGTCAATCACTCAACAGGGTGATATGCTTGACTTGCGATTCAACGCCGCGCCTGTTGAGGGTGACGCGGTTCAAATCATCTTACCTGTTTAGAGGGGGGCTTGTGGCTTACACACCTAAGAGTGCAAATGATATATTGCGTGACTTGCGCGGCATGATATTGGGGCGCACTGACTTAAATGATATCTTCGCGGGGTCAGTGCTGAACACACTATTGTCAGCCGTTGCACAAGAGGTTGCGTCAGGTGAGCGGCGCTTGTACGGCTTGCGTGAAGCGTTCTACTTGCGCAACGCGAGCGGGCAAGATCTTGATGAACGTGTTGCAGAGTTGCCGCCAGTGGGCATTGCTCGCATTGATGCGACAAACGCCAGCGGCGCGGTGCTGAAGATCACACGGTCATCAAGCCTCAACAGCTTGACAGTGCCCGCCGGTTCAACCGTGAAGAGTGACAGCGGCGCACAGTACCGCACATCACAAGATGTTGTGATCACGGCGGGCAACCTCTCAATTGAGAACGTGCATATAGTTGCAACCGTTGCGGGTACTCAGGGCAACGCACTGGGTGAAGAGATCAACACCGTTGTCTCAATGCCTGATGACGTGATCTCTGTTGTGAACACACAGCCAGTGACAAACGGCACTGACCGTGAAGGTGATGAAGATTTGCGTGAGCGCGCCTTGCTCTATATGCAATCACTGACACGTTGCACGCGGTCAGCACTTGAGTTCTTAGGCACATCATTCATTGCAAGCACGGGTGAGCGCATGCGCTTTGCTCGATTGTTTGAAGATCCTAACACGCCCGCATACAGTGAACTTGTTGTTGATGACGGGTCAGGGTTGACGGTCACAGCGGTCAGCCGCGCCGCGACAACAGTCAACGGCACAGTGCCTGAAAACGGCGCGTCAATCCTGTATCATCACGCACCCGCAACTGAACCGCTGACAACCAGCAACTTGCGTGTGTTGCGCAACGGCGTGCAAGTTAACATCAACGCAAGGGCGCTCACGTCACACCCTGAACGCGGTGTATTGTACATTGATGAGGGTGTGTTACAGGCGGGTGACCAGTGGACAATATACAACTATAGGACATTTGAAGGGCTCATTAAAGAGCTTCAATCTGAGATTGAAGGTGACGTTGAAAACCCGTCACTCTTAACGGGCTTTAGGGCGGCGGGCACACGCTGTGTTGTCAGGCTGGCTGACGCACAATTTGTGAACATGGATATGTCACTTAGTGTTGACTATGATGTTGACTACAACGTGATTGAAGGCACGGTGCGTGAGACATTAGTGAATTACATCAACGGACTTGCGCCCAGTGAACCCCTGTATGTGTCAGCGCTCATTGAGGCGGCAAGGGGGGTGACAGGTGTGCGTGATGTGCAACTGTTTCAGCGCGGTACAACAAACGCGCTTGATAATCAATACCCCGCTTCACCGCGTGCCGCTATTCGGGTAAACTCATCTTCAATCAACATTTCAAACAATGAGGCGGTATAACAATGAGTGAAAAGAAGGTTATATTTCACGCACTTGAACGGCTTGACCTGATTGACGTTGACGCGCTTCAAGCTCAAGTGTTTGACTACCTTGCGCAAGCGCTGGGTAACATGTTAGGGCGTGATCAAGTGAGCGCTGATTTAATCGGCGCAACGCTCGCAAAGCCGTCATCAGTCACCGTCAATAACACAAACAGCACTATCAACTTGAGTGACTTCACGTTCATTGAGATGAGCGGTGACACACCTGTTGTGCGCTCGCGTCAATCACGGGTTGTGACGTATGATGCAAGTGAGTCATTTCATGACCTGTGTGACTTCAGCGCTGTGCGCGCAATCACACAAACTTACTACAACGCAAACAGTGCATTGCCGCCTGTGCCCACACAAGATGCGAGCTATTCAGAGACTACGCACGGCGTGTTCTATCCGTTCATATGGGCACGCTCTGAAGATGTGAACGCATTACAAGACACCCGCCGCTTTTGGTCAGTTGCAAACGGGCAAGAGAACACAGCAACGGTTGCTACACGTAGTGATAGAGCGGTGCGCTTTGCGGTTCAGTTCACAAAGCCGTCAGGTGACTGGGTGCAAATCGCACGTATTGTGCAATGGTCACTGAACGGGTCAACGGTTGAGCTTCAATCAAGCGGTGTTGTGTTTATCACTCTTGTTGACGCGCTTGTGCCCTTGCCCACATTTGGCGGCGGCGCTGATGAAGCGCGCTCATATTATGACCAGTTCAACACGGTCAATGATGCAAATGACTTCAGCGGTTTGCTTGCATGTTTCAGGGCGGTTCAGAATGAACTTACGCTGATCAGGTCAGGCGGTTCAAATGATGCGACATACGGCACAACGCTGACCAACATGACACGCCCGCCGCGCTTGTCACTTGACGGGCTGTATGACCGCACAGTTGCGCTGAACACACAATTTAGAGACGTGCGCCAGCTAGGTTCAGCCGTGTTCACGCTTGAGGCTAACCGCCCCGCCGGTGCATACACCTTCACTGTAACTAATAACACAACGGTGTCATCAGCCTTGCCGCGTGTGACGCTCGCGGGGTCACCTGATTACTCACTTGTGTTCAACAAGACTTCACCGCCGTCAGCGCCGCTTGACTTTGCGGGCGCTCAATTTGACCCGTCACAGAACGTGTTCTTGCGCAACTGGGTTGCGGCGCTGTCAATGTTCACAGTTGAAGTGCCCGCGAGCTTTGCGGGCGCTGAGATCAGGGTGAAACCCGTGATAGTTGCGGCGGTTGTGGATGACTACAACACAAACAACAGCACCGCGTTTGAGGTCATCGGCACAAGCAATGAGAAGTTTGTACCGCTGACTGCAATGTTGATCACGGATAACCCCAGCGGTGACACTGACTATAGTGACACGCTACGTGTTGAGCAACTTGAGCGCAAAGACGCGAGCAACACCACCGCAACCTTTCACGGTGTGCGTGTAGGTATTGCGGGCATTGATGAACTGTTGACCAGCACAAATGTGCAACTTTATAAGGTGCGCATTGCGGTCAAGGTTGACGTTGAACTTGTGGAGATTTAAGAGATGATTATTGCATACGCGAGCGGGGCGGCAAACCCCGTGCAATCACAGGTTGACTTCATTGTTGACCTTCAGGGCGGTGACACCTTGCCCACAACCGCACAGTTGTACGGCGGCGGTACTGACTCAAGTGACCCTTCAGCGGTGTTCACCTTCAGTTGGTCAATCATTCACCGCCCGTCAACAAGCAACGCCGCGCTTGATGATGCGGTGTTGCAAAACCCTACACTGGGCGCTGTTGACGTGTGGGGTAATTACCTTTTATTTCTTATAGTTACAAATACAGCAACAGGTCAAACGAGTGAGATTGACCCGCTTGCCGCGCCTCAAAGCGCGTTTGTTAGCGTGCGTGTTCAGAGTCTTGAGTTAGGTCTTGAGAAACCAGCGGCGGGTGAGCGTGAATGGTATGATAAGGCACATCAGTGGGTTGATACCATTGAGGATCATGAGGGGCGTATAGATGCACTTGAGGCACAAGGGCATGATCTGAATGACCTGACAGATGTGACACTAGGCACACTGACCAGCGGTGAAGCGCTACTGTACAACGGCGCGCAATGGGTGAACGGCGCGGTTGCGAGTCAACTAGATGCGCTGAGTGATGTGACACTGGGCACGCTCGCAAACGGTGAAGTGCTGAGTTATGACGGCGCGGTGTGGTCAAACAGTACACCCGCAACCGCACTGACTGTTCAAGATGAATACGGCGCTGACACAACATCAGTTGACCTTGTGGATGATAACCTTGTGTTGGTCAGTGACAGCGGGTCAGTTGTGGTGACACACGGCACGTTGACGGGCAACCCAAAGTTGAGTCTTGACGTTGCGTCAAACCTCACTGTTGACACTATGAACGTGAACGGTGACCTGACGGTCAACGCTGACGGCGGTGCGGTTGACCCCACAATCTTTATGCTTGATGAAACGATAAACGCGCCCGCGCTGACCTATGACCGCGCCGCACAAGAGTTCAAGATCAAGCGCACAAGCGCTGAAGGCTTCAAGTCAATCATCACTGAAGCTGACCGCGCCTCAACCTCAGAATACGGTGTTGTGAGGATCGAAACAAACAACACAGGTTACAACTCAACAGGGAGAATTCTTGACGTTGAGCGGCTGATGTTCACAGGCGTTGTTGACGGTATGGTTGACTATAAGAGTTCAACACAACATCACAAAACAACTGACGGTGACGTTGAGATTGAAGCAAACAGCGCAACCAACATTGCCCAGCGCGCCGCGTTGATCTTTGTGAACGTGACGGGTGAAGAGATTGCAGTGAGTGACATAGCGCTTGTAATGGCTTCAAGCGGCATCTCAGTTTCAACTGATTATGCGTTCAGTCTCGTCATCTATACAAGTCTAAGTGCGCTCGCGTCTAACACACCCACAACGTCACACGCCTTGCCTACGTTCACACGTATAGGTGACAATCAGGCGGGCGCATGCACCTTCAACTATGTAACGCACAACTCAGGCACACCCTATAGTGTACCCGCTGGCGCTTACTTTGGCATACTCGTCACAAGTGAACCTGACTCATATGCGGGCAATCGGTTGCAGTGTACTCTTCAGGCGTTCAGGTTGATCAACTGATGAGTGCAACAGGTTTTGGTTCACCGATATACACGCCCGCGCCCGCCTTCAATGATTTAGGCTTCGGGTCACCCTTCAACCCGCAAGTGCGCGGTGTTGGTTTTGGCGCACCCATTGACCCCGCACTGTCACCTGTTGACCTAGCTCGCGGGGTTGAAGTTGTAGGTGATGACGGCGGCGCACGTCTTGATATTGCGGGCACATGGTATGACCTTGCACCTGAACCTGTGCCGTCACACTCAAGTGCGTTCACCGTTCACTTCATTCACACCGTCACAAGCGCGGTCACCCCCGCGCTTGCGGGTTATTTAGGCGGCACGGGCGGGCAAGTGTTCACTGATGTGTCACAGCGCGTGATACACGCCTATGTGCCGCCCCTTGCACACGGTGAATACAACATCAGGGTCACGCACAGCACGGGTGTGATTATGCTCAACAGCGCGTTCAGGGTCATCACCCGCAATCGAGCGGCTGAAGTGTACGGCTTGCGCAAGGCGTTGCCCGCCTTCTATAAGTGCGGCGCGGTCACGGCGGTCAATGAGACGCTTGACCCGTTGCATGAGTACACAAATCTTGAAGCGCTCACGCGCTCAATAGGTCAGGTGCTTCAGCGCTTCAAGGGGCGGCACTTCACCTTGCTCACTCAAGGCTGGTCAGAAGGTCAAGCCGTGTTACATGTTGAGAGCACGCTTGACTTTGATGACAGCGGCGCGTTGCGTGTAGGTGAGATGACCTTCACTTACACGGGCAAGACTGACAACACGTTCACAGGTGTTGCGCACGCTGGCGGGCTTACACTCGCCTCAATCCTCACTGACACAAAGGTTGTGCCGTATGACAAGCCGCGTTGATCAGGTACGCAATGAGATCATGTTGCACCGTGCTGAAGGCGCGGCGCTCAATCGGTTGTCAAAGTTTTACGGCTTTGAACGCCCGCTCTTTATCAAAGATCAGTATTGGGCTGACGCACTGAGAAACGCCGTATATTCAGCACGCGGCACGCTGGGTGTGTTCACCGCGTTTCTTGAAGCGCTGTTTGCTGAGTACACCGCACACGCAACGTACACCTTTGAAGTTGTTGACCGTGACACGTTGCGGTTCAACGGCACGGGGCTTGACCTGTGCAACCTTGCCGCGAGATATGTCAACATCAACGGCAAGCGTCACTTTGCATCTCACAATGACGGTGACCTGTTACACCTCTCACCCGTCAGCGCAACCTATTGGCGCGGGGCTGACTTGCGTGACCTCATAGGGCAAGATGTTCAGGTCAGCGTGTTGCCGTACCTCATTGAAGAGTATAGTGGTGAAGTGAAGCTCATCATTGACGCGGGTGTGTTTGTCATACCCTCAACATATTTGCGTCAAGACGCTGAACCGCGTGACAATGAGCCGCAAGGCGGCCACATTATGGACTTCACAAGCAATGACCCCGCTGAACGGTTCAACAGTGTTGAGGCTGGTGCATACCCCGCTTCACCCGCGTACCTGTTGCTTGATGTGTTCTTTGAGAAATTCTTTAGTGTCATCAGCAACGTGCTTGCGGCGTCAATCACACTGACTGTTGTTAACCGCAAGTGGTGCGCTGATGCACCCTCAATCTATGCTTCTCTCACATCAGTTCTTAGACTAGGCACGGTTGACCCCGCCGCGAGCGCGGCACAACCGTCACGCACTCAGGAGTGAATCAAATGCAATACTTCAATGAACATCAGGTGCAACTTGCAATCATGTGCGCGCTCATCTCGTTTGCGGTCACACAGATTGTCAAACCCTTCATCAAGAGCAAGTGTGATGATAAGGACAAAGCCGCCGCGCTCACCCGCCTTGCGGCTGTTATCACAGGCGGCTTGTGTGGCTACACGCTCACGTTTGCTATTGTTGATATGTGGCTGGGCGCGGGTATCGGGGGCGTGAACGCGCTTGTAATGCGCTCTGTTAAAGCTCGTCTAAAAGCACCGAACAACGCTTAACGCTTCTCTCAAGTTCACCCAGTTTGAACATGATTGACTTGAACCGCGCATCATTCACAGGGTCAGGCTTTGACTCAACAGTGATGTGCGGCGGCGGGGGCGGGTTGAGTTGATCAACCGTATCTTTGACAACGGGCATGAGCGTTGACAATACAATCAGGGTCACGCCCAGCGCCGTGCGCCCGTGCTGTATGCACGGTATTGCAAGCCCGCAAAAGATAAATGATAAGAACGTATACAGCATCAGTACACCTTGTGTTATAGTTTAGAGTGTAGACTCTACTTTAACACGGGGTAAATACATGAGCAAGATCGAGCAACCGTCACACTATCAAGGGCGCGGCGGTATGAGCGCAAATGATGTGATTCGAGCATTCAACCTGAACTTTGCGCTGGGCAACGTCATCAAGTATGTCACGCGAGCGGGGCGCAAGCCTGATGAGCCCGCGCTTGATGATCTCAGCAAGTCTTTGTGGTATCTGCTTGACGAGATTCAACAAGAGTTGCCCGCTGGTCAGGTTGAGGCATTTGAAGAGTTGAGAGCGGGCTTGACGGCATTGCTGAGTGTGAACAAACAGCCGCCGTGTGATTTAAAGGGGCTTGCGGCACGCGGGTCAACAGGTGGCTGGGGGCACGTCGCTGTGCCCCGCGCTGACTTCATCAAGTCAATGAACGGGTGCGTTGATGATGACTGATATTTACTTTCAACTCATCACAAAGTTCTGGGTGAGTCACTTTGAGTTTCTTGAACAGGGCGGTGCGCCTGATGACGCACAACGGCGCAAGATGACGTTCTTGAGCAAGTTGAAGGGGTACTTACCCGTGACCGCGTTAAAGTACAGTGACACCCCGTTCACGCTCTCATTTGATGCGAGTGACGGCGGGCTTGTGTCAGTCACTCAGATCAGTGACACTGATGAACCGCTGTTCCCTGAGAAGATAGGCAAGCACACGCTGTTGACCGTTGAGCGGTTCAACGGGTGCTGGTCAGCGCTTTATGCTGTGGAGATGCAAGCATGAGATACGCGGTATTTGCATACGCGGCGCTTGCTGGCGTGCTCACATCTAGTGTGACTGACTTCATGTTGTGCGCCGTGCCCTTGCTCGCGGTCATGTTCTATGTTGAGCGCCCGCGCCCGTTTGACGTGTTCATCTTCACGCCCGCGCAAGCTGATCTTGCTGACATGTTTGCTGAACATGTGCTTGAGGATAGTGACGAGTATGACAACGCCCGCGTATTCTTGATTGACACAGACCGCCTAAGAGATGAGGTTGACAAAGGGCGGTGACTGTATTATTGTGTGATCTCGTATTATCCACACCGCGCAAACCGCGTGAGAAAAGAGAGAGACACACAATGAAAACTGAACCGCGCAAGAGTGAAGTTGTGAGCTTCACAATGTCACCCGCAATGAAGGCTTTGCTTGAGATGATGAGTCAGAAGGCGGGGTGCAACCGTTCACAGTATGTGCGCAAGTTGCTGGCTGAAGAGTTAGAGCGCAAGGGGCTGATTGCTATTGATGAGGCTGACCCCGCGCCCCGTGACACTGATGATTATGAGGTGCAACAGTGATCAAGGGCACTGTGATTCAACTCACACCTGAGTTGTATGATGAGGCTTGCGAGTTAGGCCGCGCACGCTATGAGAACAACAGGCAACACGGTGTGCTCAAAGTTGAGATTGACGGCGTTGACCCTGTGCTGGGTGACACTGAAGGTGTTGCGGGTGAACTCGCGTTTGCGCACATGGTTGACGCTGACACCGCTGAGATTAAGCGCATAGGCGTGACCAGCGCCGCACAGGGCACTGACACAGGTGACGTGACGTTCAACGGGTACAGCATTGATGTGAAGGCAACCAAGTATGAGAGCGGGCACTTGCTAGTGTACGCACACAAACTTGATAACACGCTGGTTGATGG